CCTCCCTGTTTCCGGAACTCATTGAGTAACCGTACTTTCAGGGTGTCGATATGTATCGACCTTTTGTACCTTGGTGCATAGCCAAAAGCCTGGCAATAACTTACGTATTTCCTTGAAATTGCGTATTTATCCCAGGAGATCTCTAGTTTCATGGAAGACAGGAACATGGGTGGACGTATTACGTCCGCCTTTGTTCCTACTGCCGTATGATCATCCCCTGCACATGCAAACGATGATCCCGGTGTCTTCTTTATACCGTAGTTATAGCGGTCTCTGATGTAACGGGAGAAATTCACTTCTTTAAGTGTTTTAAAACCCGCTTGAGTACAATACCACGACGCCATTGACGCCGAGGTAAGTAGTATCTTGGTGATAGGATCACCCATCATTACTCCGCATCTTGTAGTAAAGACAATGGTTTTGTTATCTTCAAGTTCAACTTGACAGGTTCCGCGTAATTTACGCGCTTGCCTGTTTGTTGTAGAGTAATGTACTCTTCTTGGAGATACACATAAGTCAATCGCATTGTGTAGGTAATTACCTAAACCATGTGACAGCCTTTGTCCATCCACTATCCCTTTAAGTAAATTCTTTGACAGCTCATGCTCGAAATTATCGGTCGCTGAGCTTAGGTCTGAACTTGAGATGTATTCAGGTATTTCCTGATTATCTCTCTTTCCGAAATGATTTTCATACGAGGTTCCGAACCTCCATAAATTATCATGCTCGGTCAGACCCACCCTGGCTCCAGGAAGACATTCGATGGCTTCCTTCATCATGTGCATTGCCGGTACCATGTACAGGTATGCCCAAGTTTCTCCAGATGTCAATGGTCGAATCTTACACCCAGGTTCGCCGATGATCAATAGTTTTGCCTGCAAGAGTATTTCTCTTCCAGACCTTTGACCTCTTCCTTTTCCTCCATGAACTCTCCATACTTTATGGAAGCCCATAGGAAAAGGAGCATTCCTAGGCGCGCATCAAATCCTTTATCGAATTGGATACCTAGAGACTCGTGTATAGTATACACTTGTCCTAAATCTCCATCCATTTCTTCTTCTAAGTAAGCTATTTTATAAATAGGGGAAGAAGCATACTCTGCACTGCAGAGTGTGTTCCCGTACATATCATATATGTATCCTTCGCTTATTTCGAAATAGTTTCCATTGGTGTATTCATAAATTCTATTAATTCGGACTGAGGTAGCATAATATGCCACTTCCCCAGGTCTGACCTGGATGCTTCCCAACATGATCCATTGGATAAGTTGAGATGAGTCCTCTGAAATAGAGTTTTCGATTGTTTACTGGCCATTTGGGTGATGTTTTCTGATATTATCAGACCAGCATCATATGCTTTTTCGACTCCCTCAACAGTCTTCTCCTTGAGAAGGCCGTTTATGTAGTCGACAAGCTTTTCCTGTGTCGCCCTCATTGAGGGCAGCGGTAGGAACCTACTCTGGCTTATATATGAAAAGAAACGGAATTCTTTGATTTCAGGCTCCAGTCTTACTGGGCGCCCGTATGCTTCCATAAGCATATCATAGACTTCCGCCTCTTCTTTGTCTAAACTGCTGCGA